TCTCAATTGAGAATGCCATTTCAGCAAAACTATTATTAGCCGTGTCTCCTAATGCTTCTGCCGTAGCAGTAGTCATTCCACCTTCAGCAGTATATGCTCCAGGTGAAGAGTCGTTAAGTACAGCAGGATTTGTTTCTCCAGCAGATGATGTTCCAGCAGAACCAGGTACATTTGCTGTAGTTTTCGCAGCTGAGAATTGTGATTCAGCTTCGTCAAATAATGCCTCTGTTCCGTTTGAAGCCTTAAATCTGCTTCTCATAGCAAAGATAAGTCCAGTTGGACCAGACATTGGTTGTACGCCAGCGATATCGTAAGCGATAAGGTTTGGCATTGCTCGTCTTACTAGACTAATTAGGATTGGATCCCAGTTAGCTACAGAACCAGCAGTTGAGTTAGTCGGCGCAGTTTCAGTCATAAACTGAGCGTCCTCTTTTAGTGCTCTTTCTTGGTTTTCAAGTATAACACTAGTAACAGCTCGTTTATAAGTATCCGTAATTTTTGGTAAATCTGGATGCTCTAATACTGGCTGCCACTTTTTTTGGTAGTTTTCAGATAAGTACATATCTTGTTCCTCTCTCCTATTATTATTTTATTAACTTGAACACTAAAGTTTCAAGTCTTTTGTTTTACTAATAGCGGTAGTATAAGCAGCCATTGCATTAGATAAATCTTGTGTAGAATCTACACCGTTATTATCAGCTACCGCATTATCTATTTCGCTGTCAGAGTTGGCTTCTTTTTTAGTTCCAAAATAACTTTCTTTAATAGTCATTACTTTGTTTCTAAAGTCTTCACCGTTTGAAAATTCAACCGCTTCAGTTAGTTTATCAAATTTCTCTTTCGATACATCTGTTAAATCCGAAGCAACATCAGCTAAAATGTCAGACTTTTCAAGTAAGTTTGTCTTACCGTTAAGTTCAACATTCTTCGCAATCTGTTCGTTAAGTTTAGTTTCTAACGATTCGATTTTTGAAGCTTGGTCTTCTAACACATCATATTTTTCATCAGGTACATCTATATAGTGGTCTTCAAAAAGTTTTTTTAGACCCGAAATAAAGTCCTCAGCAATTTCGCCCTTGATACCTTTTTCAATAGCAAGTTCGTTTTCTTTCATCCATTCGTTGACAACATAGTTCAAATAATTGTCTACCTTCTCAACTAATTCGGATTTAGCTTTAGCACTTTCTTCATCAAATTTCTTATTATAGTCTACTTCCATTTCTTCAGCAATTTCTTTTACTTTACTAGTAATTGCAGCTTCAAAAATAGTAGCAGCCTTTAATTTAAATTCTTCGGACAAGTCTGATTCACCAGAGGTCAAAGCGTCAATGTGTTCTTTTACATCAATGTCTTTCGCTTTCTGGTCAGTAGATTCCTTAGAAGTAGATTTAGCGTCTTTGTCGTCAGCTTCAGATTCTTTTTTCATCTTGTGGCCGTCTTCATTAGTTGCTTTATCTTTCTTCTTATCTAGGAATTTTTTCAGACCGTCAGGCATATCTCCCTCGGAAATCTTCTCGCCATCAGAATCAGTTTCTTCCTTCTTTACAGAAGGCATTGGATCCGCACTACCAGAATTTTTCTGTTGAGCGTCACCTGAAACTAGTTTAACTTTTTTGGTTGCGTCTGGATTACTATCTGTAGGTTTTACTACAGCAGCACCTAAATCTTCAGCACTATTAGATAGTGGTGAATTTTCAGCAGCTACAGCGTTCTTTTTGGGAGCGTCTGGAACCGTCATTTCTGCGACCTGTTTTTCTGTCTCGGCCATATTGAAGTTCTCCTTATTTCTTTTAAAAAAAATAATTATTTTCTTGTTTTGTTATAAGATATTTATAATATTACAAACCTTTAAGGAACTTACTAAATACCAACGCTTTCGCTTCGGCAAGTTTTAGTGATTTTGCTTCCTTAATGTATTTTTTATATTCTTCAATATCTTTTTGTTTTATTACACCATTGTCCCAAATCCATTCTTTTCCTTCCATAATGCCTTCTACGAAAGCGTCAGGAGCAGATGGGTCTGCCACAATGTCAGCTGCAGTTGCAAGGTAAAAGTCGTTTCCAACTCTTGCTTCACCACCACGACTTCTCTCTAATGAACCCATACCACGAGAAGAAACGCCTAATTTAGCGCCTTCATCTATAAGATTTTTTACAATCTTACCATATGGAGTATCCATTATCTTTGCTTCACCGATAAAGTTGTTACCGTCTGGATAGAGTTTAGTAATCATATGACTTACTCTTTCCAAGTTAACCGTTGGTCCATCAGGATGTCCTAATTCACCAAACGCTCTTTTCTGTTCCACAAATTCTCTGTTATATCTACTAACTTCTTTTGCTAGTGTTTCTTTAGGATAGACTCTACCATTTCTGTTTTTTATTTCAGATTGTAGGAATACGCCACGAATTTTGTAATTCGTTTTACCTTTTACTTCTTCGGTGATGTATTCTACATTTTCCAAAGTTTCTGTAATTAATTTCATAATAGTTTATCTCTCTCTTTCCTAATATTTATAATATTTATTATCTAAATTCAACAATAATCGTATAATTGTCATTTAATGCAAAGTCTTTAGTACTTAAATAGACATATCCGTTAGGCGATGTCGCATTGTTTACTATGTCATTTCCCGCAGTTCTAAAGTCTAAATGCCCTTGTCCAGATAATAATAATGATGTTGTGTTTTCAGTAGCGCCTCCCCAAGCAATCTCTACTGCTGATTTTCTATTTGCAGTATTAACTGAATACCACACTTTCGCAATCTCTTTAGTACCATCTGCTGTCATAAAGTTAGAAGTTGTCGGGTTAGCAATCACGGTGTTTGTCTCACCAGTGCCATCAGAATAGTTTGTTTGTTTTACAACATACTTAACACCTGCCGTGTCCGATATTATCTGTTGTGTTATCAAATCTGCCATTTTATTTTGTCTCCGTTTCTTTCTGTACTTCTACAGCCATATTGAATTTTGACACATTAGCGTCTGTCGTAATCTCTAAAGTTGTTGCCGTATTTAATTCTTGTTCAATTACTTTACGAGCTTCACCTTCTTTTAATCCCCAATTACCAAACCCTGTTAAACTTAAAGATTGGTCTCCGAGTTTAAGAGTCGCTGTGCCTGTTCCTCTAATCTCATAATATACATTCGCTAAAGATACAGATTGACCAGCAGAATATAATGTTCCACTTTCATTGTCCGCACCACTAGCCGTAATAATAGCTTTAGTGGTATCGTCTACCTTTGAGACAATACTTAATGCCATCTAATTACTCCGAAAAATATGTTGTCAATGCAGTCTCTACATCGCTATCGCCGGCCGCAACTTCTGTGATTTTAGTTTCAATAATATCAACTAAATCTTGTGGTTGTTTCCAATCAATTGCGTCAAGGCCACTTACTAAGGATTCTACACTTTCTTTCATCGCTGGTGATAGAGCGTTGAATCTATCATTTTTGATGTAACCAGATGTATGTCCTACAATACTTGATACCGTTAATGCCATTTTTATTCTCCTGTGTTACCAGGTGTTGCCTGGTTAAATGCTTGTTTTACTTCGTCTTCTGTAGCGTTTTGTCCAATAGGTGAAGCAATTTCAGGTTTCGGATCGGAATGGTCTTCAGCATTAACCTCTCCAGTCATTACATTAGCTGCACTTTGAAATAGAGAAGAAGCGTATTCTTTTCTACTTGTGTCTAATGCGTCTCCGACTTTATCTCTTAAAGCACCTTTAAAAGCGTCACCGGCCTCTGCGTTATTGCCTTTTGCTAATTGGTCTACAAAAGTATCTACTTGTGTTATTTCATTATCTGCCATTTTATGTTCTCCTTATATATTTCTAATAGCCAGTATCTTCAGGTACACTTGTTTGTGGAGCTGCGATAAGACCATCATCAATTTCTTTTTTAATTTGATTATCAATTTGTTCAATTTCTCTTTCAGATTGTTTTAAAATAGTTTGTCGTACAAATTGTACACTAAAGTATTTACCAACATAATCTCTCACATCATTCGCTAATGCTATTCTTTCTCTTAATAGTTCAGCGTCTTTCAGTTCCGAGAAATGACCATCAGCCAAAAAGTCGTATTTAATTTTTTGACTAATTGCCTCCCAGTCTTCTTCATTTATGACTGATTTTAAAACTAGTTGAGTTCTTAATAAGTCATTAAATAAATCTGTAAATTTCTTTCTTAATCTATGTACAAACTTCGTAAATTTAAGTTCGTCTCTAGTAATTTCAGTTGTTCTACCTAAATTGAAACCTTGACTTCCTTCTAATCTACTTACTGGTACATTTAAACTTCTGTATAGTTTTGCTTTAAAGTATTCAATATCACCTGTCTCACCTAGGTTTTGTCCACCAGGTAATGTAGTAATATCAGTTCCTCTTCCGCCTTCTCTACTTGGTAACCAAAAGTCTTCAAGCATAGACATATAGTTTCTATCGTCTCTAATCTCTCCAGTACTTGCGTCATAGACAAGTTTGTTTCTGTATCTTGCCATAACATCACGGAGATATTGCTCTGCTTTTACTTTAGGTAAGTTACCTACATCAATCTTAAATATTCTTCTTTCAGGTGCTCTTGCAATTCTGTAAATAACAACAGCGTCTTCAATCATTCTTAATTGATTAACTGGTTTAATTGCCTTGTGCATATAACCCATAACCATATTTTTGTTCAAGTCTACTAATCCACTTGGACAAAATGCGATAGCGTCTGTAGCAATCTTAATACCACCACTTGCCATACCAGGTCCTGCAACACCTTTTTCATTGTATAAAAAATACTCATTGTAGTCATGTACCACTTGTATGTTTGCCATATCAATTGGTCGACCTTTTTTAATCTCTCGTATTTTTTTAATCTTACGAGGATCAATATACCTTAATTCTGTTATACCTCTTACAGGTGATTCTCTATCAATAACTTTATGATAGTAAATTCTTCCATCAACATACCATCTTCTGAATATGTCGTGTCCTTTTGTACTAAAGTTCATCAACCTTAGTATCTCTTTAAATTCATCTTCAACCTTACGCTTAACTTTATCGCTAAAGTCCGTGTCAGTTAAATCTACTCGTACTGGATCTCTATCTATCTCGTTTGCAACTATAGCCTCGTTGACAATATCTTCAACAGCCATATCACATTCAGGATGGATTGAAATCTCTCTATACCTTCTTATTAAGTCTTGCTCTGTCTTGGCGTTACCTTCCATGTCAAGGTATTGACCAAAATAACCACCAGCAGAGACGGTTTGTGTTCCGTCATCTGCTGAGGGTTGAGTAAAACTTTGCTTCGGGTCTGGAGTATCTTTAACTCTAGTAATTTGAAAACCGAAAAGTTCTGCCATTATATTTTCCTCACAAGTTTACTTTTTATTATATATTTATTCAACTATTAAG